TTTATGATACTATTAATAAAGTATTTGTTGTTTACCCTAAAACTAAAAAAGAAATCAAAAAAGAAAAAAAAGCTATAATTCAACACAAAACAGAAGATAAAAAAGAGACTAAAAAAGAAGTTGAACAAAAAACAATCTATAATTTAAAGTTAATTTTTTGGTTAATAGCAGCTTTAATAATTTCTTTATTTTTTAATCTAAAAAGGTTTATATAATTGCTCAGAAAAAGGTTTAAGGTTAGAAGGTAAGTAAAAGGTGTTTATACCCCTACCCCTAAAGAGATATAAACACTATACTTACTCAAGTTTGCTCGTCAAATAGGAATCGGCATGTTTTGGCTTTTGCAGGGAAGGTGTTTTTCAGCCCGTACACAAAATTTAAAAGTTTCTAGATACTGCTAGTTACAGATGGCTTTCGCCTTACCTTGTCCACTTAGAAGTCAATTGGCGTATGCTTAAAGCTATCAATAAAAAGGGCATAAAAAAACCCTAGAAAAAGGCACATTTGTCTAGGGTGGAACTTTTAAGTCGTGAAACCTGTTCCTGAAACTATTTGTGCCAATACTTTCGGAAATCTGATGCAAATATAAAGCTTATTATTAAATAACAAAATAAAAGTTTAAAATACTTTATTTATAATCATTATAAATAGTAAATAATTCTTGACAAATGTAAAATAGTGTATATATTTGTCTTAACAAAAAAAACAAAATTATGAACACAAAAAACACATCAGAAAACAGGGAAGTATTAAAAAACGCAGCTTCCGAAATGGCAAAAGGTTTAATTTTAATTGCTAGTGCAATTTTAGGTATTTTATTAATTATAATGTATTAATCATGAAAACACAGTTAGAACAAATTCAAAAACACTTAAAAAGTAGAAAAAAAATAACTTCATGGGAAGCTATTGAGAAATATCGTATAACTAGACTAGCACATTATATATATCTGCTTAGGTCAATGGGTTGGGATATTGAAAGTAAAAAAATGACAAAAAATGGTAAAAACTTTGTTAAATATGAATACAGAACAATTTAACTCAGCTTTAAATCAGATAGAGTCTGAAGCTACTAGGAAAAAAATTGATTTATTAAGAGCCTATCAAAAATATAAAATAGGAGATTTAATTTATGATAGCTACGATAAAATAATAATTGAAAGAATAGAATACAACACATTTTATAATGATATTGCCTATTATGGGAGAAGATTTACAAAAAGTGGATTAAGCAAACTAAAAAGAGAGGCTGTAATATGGCAGAAGAACGCAAATTTGGTAAAAGACCTAATACTCAAAGATTAATCAAAGAAACACAAGAATTGAAAGAAACAACTGGCTATCACTATGTTTCAGTAGTTATATTAAGGTCGGGTAAAAAGTGCTATAAAACAGAATACAAAGAGTCGATTTATTTTGATGAAGCTAAAGATGCAGCTAGGCACATTGATATTCAATTTATAAAAGAAGGCAAAAATCCTATAAATGGAACACTTAAAAGAAAAAGTTAAAAATTTAAAACAAGGAGAAAGTTTTATTTTTGAACGAGAAGAATTAAAAAAAATTCGTTCAATTATTCAAAACAAAAATGGGTTTTTGATTATTGCTGCTCCTAATGCAAAATATAAACTATATAAGCATTTTTTAAATTAAAATTATTCTTTACATTTGTAAAATTATTATTATCTTAGCTAAATAATTATGATAAACGATTTAAAATCTGCTATTTCTGTTAATAAAAACGGGAATTTAGAAACAACACTTTCAAAAGAAGATATTGAAAAAATCAATACATTTAAAGAGATTTATATGTTTGAGATTTACAATTTACTTTCTAGGAACTTAAGTATTTCGATGTTAAAATCTGAGCAAATTTCAATACTTGAAATAATGAAAGAATTAAACCACCCAGACTTAGAGTATCATTTAACAATTTATGGAAATTGAACAATTAGAAACAAAATTAAAAAGGCTTAATGATTATATATTTATGTATAAAAAATCAAAAAGCATAAAAAATGCAGAATCAATGTTTTTTTTAAAACACAAAAACGATGACTCAAAAAAAAGAATATTAAAGCATACAGAAATAATGTTAAAATTAGAAAAATCAATTAAAAACCAAATTAAACAAATATGAGAGTAAACGACTTACACAACCGAGAAAAAAAAGTTATTAGATTAACAAACCAAGCTATCGAAGACAAACAGATAGATAAAATGATGCAAGGATATTTTATATTAGACAATATTGGCAAAAGGTATGATGAAATAATTCAAAAAAGATTAAACTATATAAAAAATGTTAGAATGCAGTAATTGTGAAGGCTTTGGAGAAATAATAGTATGTTCTCAATGCTTAGAATTAAATTGTTCATGTAACGATATAAAATATAGCAGTACTTGCAAAAATTGCAACGGCTGCGGATTAGAAGAAAAACATTTAGACACTAAAGAAGATTATTAATGAAAACAAGCGAAACAATACAGGAACTAGCTAAAAGCTTAGTAGAATTTCAAAAAGAAGTTGGTAAAATTATAAAAACAGATAATAACCCATTTTTTAAAAGTAAATATGCATCACTAGCTACTATTTTAGACGTAATTTCAGAACCATTGGCTAACAAAGGGTTGGTAATTATTCAATTCCCTACTGAGCAATATAAGTTAACTACAAGGCTACAACATATTTCGGGAGAGTATATGGAAGACACCTATGAGATGCAGCCGACAAAACATTCTCCACAAGATGCAGGGAGCGTAATTACTTACCAAAGAAGATACGCAATAGGTGCTATTCTTAATCTCAATATTGACGAAGACGATGACGGTAACAAAGCAAGTAAAGACGCAGCACATTTAAACAAGGTTTTAGAGTTAGTAAAGGCTTGCGGAACTATCGAAGAACTACAAGCTATTTGGGATAATCACAAAGAATTCCACACTAATAACCAATTTAAAAAATTAGTTTTAGAGAAAAAGGAATTTTTATCGTGAACTTTGAAGACTTAAATAGCTACGATATAGTAGATGATGGAAAAATAGAATATTTACTTTCATTACTCAGAACTAGCGGACTATCAAACGAAACTAAAGAAGATTTAACAAATGAACTAGAAACTTTTGATATAACACCCGAAAGGTACGATGAATTAAATAAAATTATTTTTAACTCACAATTAGATGCTATAAACTCAGGATTTAATTACACACAAACAGATATAAATAGAAAACTAAAAAAAGAAATATGAAAAAAGAAAAAACATTCGCAAAAGGTTTTATTTTTAAGAAAGCAGAAAATGCACCCGATTTTGTAATAGGTAATTTATCAATTAAAGTTGATGAAGCAATTGAATTTATTAAATCCAACGAAAACAATAATTGGGTAAATTTAGATATTAAAAAGTCTAAAGACAATAAATTTTACATTGAATTAAACACATATAAAAAATCTGATTTGCCATTTTAAAAATGAAATTACTAGAAGAAATTAAAAAAGCAGTTACAGAAGCAAACAAAACCGAAGACTTAGAAACATTAATTAATCTAAATGTAAAAATTGCAGGTTATTTGTATTTACTTTCAGAAATTGAAACATCGGCGCATAAAGGCTATACAGATGCATACACAAATAGAAAAATCGAAGAAGCAAAATCTAAATTAAATAACGAGGGAAGTCTAGGAGATAGAGAAGCTAAGTCTTTAATAGAATGTCAAGAATTTAGAATTATTGAAAATAAATTGGAAGTATTGTGGCAAAATATGAAAAACACAAGATTTTCTACAACTGAGTTCATCGATGTTTTAAAACAAAAAATTGCATATTTAAGAAAAGAAAAGGAAATTTATGAAAATTCCAATAAGTAAGCAAAAAGAAATTTATGAAAACTATTTAAAAGGCTTTCAAATAAAAGATTTGATGTATATGTATCATTTAAGTTCTTACACAATAAGTAAAATAATATCAAAAGGTTTAAAAAAAGAATATGATAATTGACGCAAACAAATATTTGTCAGTTAATGAATTTATGTTTTTGTATAAATATAATTCAAGACAAAGAGCATGGCAAATAATAAAACAACACAAAATTCCTACAAAGAATTTTAAAGGTTTAACTTTAATCCCAGTTGAATGTATACCATTGAAAATAATCAAGCGGAGTGGCTCAGATGCGGAATAGCACCTGAAAATCAAGAAATATGGCAAGAACTTTTAAGCATGCCTAAATGGAAAAAAAAACCAAAAAGTGCTATTGATTTAAGTATAAAAAAATTATCTTTTTTTGATGCTGAGTTTCAAAAGCAATTAATTGAACAAGCAATTGCAGGAAATTATCAAGGCGTGGTTTTTTCAAATACTTTAAAAGAATACGAAAATTATAAAAAAAATGTCAGAATTAGTAAAATATCAAGGTTTGAGCGAATTATCGGCAATAATTCAATCTGATAAATTATCTATATTTCAAGCGTACCAAAAGAACCCGAAAATTGTAGTAAATTTTTTAACTGCATTTATGATAGAGTTTTGTTCTATTTATAAAATAGATGACAATAAAAGCCTTTCAGACGATGAAATAAAAGAATGCGTACAAATATTAATATATGACTATAAAAGCCTTAAAAAGGAGGATTTTCTACTTTTTCAAAGAAGAGCAAAAAGAGGTTTATATGGTAATTTATTTGGCTATTTTGATATGCCTACATTTTTTAATATGTTAGAGCAATATTGCCAAAGTCGAGTTGATGAAGCGGTAAAGATTAATAAAGTTAAAATTGCTGAGATAAACAAAGAACCAATTTCTGAAAAAACGCAAAAGTTACTAAAAGAAACAATCGAAAAGCTAAAAAGTAAAAAAGTTATAAAACAATCAAATTACCAACCAACGGAAGAGCAAAAAATGCATTCTAACTGGCGAAATGAATTTTATACTTTAACAAAAGGCGACCAATTTTTAGATATTGAAGGCAAAAAATACAACGTAGATGAATACCTTAAATATAAATTTATATCTAGTCAAAATTGAAGTAAACGGAATAAAAACAGCTTGTTCAGTTGTAGGTAAAGAGCCATTTGATATAAACGAATATGAAATGAGAATAAAAACTTCTTACTACAATGGCAGAAAAAACATAAGAGAAAGGGATAAATTTAAAATAATTGGCTTTGAAGTTATAAAAAAACTAGGTTTAACTCATTTGGACCAATAACTTTTAAAATAATTTGTAAAAAAGTTTTGATATTTAATAAGTTTTGTATATTTGTCTTATTAAATAAAGGCAAATGAAAAAATTAGTAACAGAAAAACAAGCAAAAAAAATTAAACGTAATGAAAGGATTAGGTTTGATTTTAAGACCCTTACAGATATCCAGGGGAATACTAAAATGGGAGTTATGGCTTACATAGCTAAAAAAGAAAAAATATCTTTACATACAGTAATAGCAGTAATAAAAAACGAAAATGGCTATTATAAATACCCTAAAAAATAATTAAACAATTAATTTAACAGAGAGGAGGAAAAGAAATGATTAGAAAAGAAGTTTATAGTAGGGGAAATTTTGCAGCCAAAAGATTTTTAGAGTTGTGTAAATCAATTCAGCCTACTCAAGATTACATTACTGGCAAAAAAGCTAAAAAGATTAGACAAGCATTAAGAATTTACGATTTTACGCAAAAGGAATTTAACAAAGTTTTTAACAGAGAGGAAAAATAAAATGTACCAATACACAGAACAAAAACGTATTGCTTTAATTGAAGCAACTATAAAACAAGTAAAAGAATTAATTGAAGTTTTTAACAGAGAGGAGAAGTAAAATGGAAACCTTTAACCCCACCTAACAGATAAGACTATGAAAACACTAATCAAAATAATTAAATTACCATTTCAAATAACATACGGTATTATTGCAATACTAGGATTGCTTTGTGTTTTAATCGTTGCTGCACCTTTTATATTATTGTTTTGGTTAATGGATATTGATAACTAATAATTACACTTTAATAGATATGATAGCAGAAGAAATAAAAAACGAACTTGTTAAGAAAGGATTTCAAGAAAATGCTAATGTTTCAGAATCTATATATAAAGAAATAGGACAATTTGTATTTGAATTTACTATTGTAGATGATTCATACTATTTTTTAATAAGGGGATTATTGCACGGATTAATGATAAATAGTTTTGAAATGCCATTTGAACGCATCGAAGCATTGATATTTGGATTAACTGGAACTAAAATATAAAAGAATTATGAACGAACAAGCACCGAAAGAGAAAGCAATAGAACTTGTTGCTAAATACAAAACACTGCTTACTAATAATGGGTATTATAATGATACAATGACTGCTAAATGTTGTGCGTTATTAAACGTAGATGAAATATTAAAACAAGATGTATTTAATTATACATCAGATTGGAGTAATACAATAGAATATTGGCAAGAAGTTAAACAAGAAATAGAAAACTTATGAAACCACTACCAAAAGAGTTCCAGTTTAAATGCGATGAGCATAGTTTAGAACAATGTAAGAAGTTGGGAATAAATAAAGGGAATTACCAAGGAAGGGGTAACGGTTTATATTATGTTAAAGATAATGTAATAGAGTTTTGGGATTATGATTATAGAAGAGAAGAAATACCCCTTATCTCCCTTGCAGACTACCTAGAACATAACGTTGAAGCCAACGAAATGATAGACCACTCCAACCTAATAGTGGAGTTAACTGGTAAATATGTGGCTTGTATGGCAACCGACTTAAATGTACATAGTTTTGAATTGGATAGCCGATTAGTAAAAAAGGCTATTGACCTAGCAGAAGAAACAGTTAAACAGTTAAAAGAAAGGGGATATTTGAAATGAGAATTATTTTAGAAGCATTAGCATCATTAGTCATAGTTTACTTAATTGCTTGTTTAATAACGTTAAAGTGGACGCCAATGGTTAATACATATATTAACAGCCCTATTCATACTAGATTTTTATTATTACTTACGGTTGCTTTAATATGTCAATTAGTATTTTATGTTATTCAATTTATAAAATCTTAACCTATGAAAGACCTAGAAAAAATAGCCGATGAATTGATAGAATGTTATTGGACAGAAGTAGAACAAATTGTAAACGATGAGTGCGTTAAAATGACTTTTAATATGGCAGTTCAATGTGCCATCCAGTCTGTAAACCACACTATTGAGGTATTGGAAAAAATACAAAAAGAGTGTGATGAACACAGAGTAGTAATGCCAAACTTAATATTGGTTGTATGCGAACAACTTGAACTAAAAAAGATATTGGAACAAAAATCTAGAATTTAAAATAAAAAAAAATAATATGATACAAAATATAGTTGTTCCACACGCTGCAATTATGATATGTTGTACAATTAAGCAAAATTTAGTAATTTTACCTAAATATTGATAAAAACAATGAAAACCGAAATAGTTAATATAAAGCTAGTAAAGTCAAATCCTAATAATCCAAGAATTATAAAAGATGATAAGTTTAATAAATTAGTAGCATCAATAAAGGAATTTCCGAAAATGCTAGAAATTAGACCTATTGTAGTAAACGATGACATGATAGTTTTAGGTGGCAATATGAGGTTAAAGGCTTGCATTGCTGCTGGATTAAAAGAAGTGCCAATTATTAAAGCTAGTGATTTGACAGAACAAGAACAAAAGCAGTTTATAATTAAAGATAATGTAAGCGGTGGCGAATGGGATTGGAATATGTTAGCTAACGAATGGGATGCTGAAGAACTTGATGCATGGGGATTAGATGTTCCTGATTTTGGCAAAGAATTAGAAGCTGAAGAAGATGACTTTGAGATTCCCGAGCAAAACACAATAGAAACAGATATTGTATTAGGGGATTTATTTGAGATAGGGGAGCATAGATTACTTTGTGGGGATTCAACTGATAGCGATGCAGTAGCAAAGTTAATGGATGGTCAAAAAGCTGATATGGTATTTACTGACCCTCCTTATAATGTGGATTACGGAAATATAAAACATCCTAAATTCAAACAAAGGTCTATAGAAAATGATAATATGAGTGGGGATGACTTTAAAGATTTTTGTCAAGGATTTGTTTCTAATATAAAATTGTTTTGTGATGGTGTGGTTTATTGTTGGGCTGGTCCAGGTAAAGACGGAAGAATAATGTTCACTATACTTGATGAAAATTTACATAATTCAACTTTAATTATTTGGAATAAAGACCAATTTACTTTAGGAAGAGGAAAATATCAAAATAAACACGAGTTATGTTGGTTTGGATGGAATGAAAATGGTTCTACATTTACTGATAATAGAAAATTAACTAATGTATGGGATTTTGAAAGACCTAAAAAATCTGAATTACATCCAACGATGAAGCCAATTAATTTAATTGAAAATGGTTTAAATCATAATCCAACGGCTAAAAGTGTTTTAGATTTATTTCTTGGTTCAGGTTCGACAATGGTAGCAGCACACCAATTAAATCGTAAATGCTACGGAATGGAATTAGACCCAAAGTATTGTCAAGTAATAATAGACCGAATGCGTAAACTTGACCCAACGATTAAAATAAAGAAAAACGGAGTAGATTATGGCATATAAAACAGAAGAGTTAGAAAAGAAGTCTTTAGAGGCTATTGAAAAGCACAAATTGTTCTTTATTGAAGACGTAGTGGCGTTTTTACCTTGCGATAAGACTACATTTTACAACCATAAATTGCACGAATACCACACAATAAAAGAAGCATTGGAAAAAAACAGAGTTGAAATAAAAACCTCAATGCGTTCTAAATGGTATAAAAGCGAAAACCCCACTTTACAAATGGGTTTATATAAATTAATTGGCACACCTGAAGAAGCTGAAAGACTAGGAACTACTTTAAAACATACTGGCGGTATGGATTTGGGTATTACTTTTAATGAGGTAAAAACTTATGATTCTAACGAAGAAACAGACTAAGGCATTAGATTTATTAGAAGATAATACAACTAAACAAATAGTTTTCGGAGGCGGTGCAGGTTCTGCAAAATCTTTTTTGGGTTGTTACTGGACATTGAAGTCAGCATTAAAATATCCTAAAACACGTTGGCTGATAGGTCGTTCAGTACTTAAAACTTTAAAAGATACTACTCTAAACTCATTCTTTGATGTATGTATGCATCAAAATATAAAAGCCTCTAAGCATTTTACTTACAATGCACAAAGTAACATAATAACCTTTTTTAATGGTTCTGTTATACTTTTAAAAGATTTAGAGCAATATCCAAGCGACCCTAATTTTGACGAATTAGGTTCATTGGAAATAACTGGTGCGTTTATAGACGAGTGCAATCAAATAACAGAAAAGGCATGGAATATTGTAAGGTCGAGAATAAGGTATAAACTAGATGAATATAACTTGATACCTAAAATGTTAGGTACATGCAACCCTGATAAAGGCTTTATATATCAAAATTTCTACAAACCAAGCAAAGATGGAACACTTGAAAGCGATAAGGCGTTCATCCAAGCACTTGTTACTGATAACCCATTTATTTCTCAATACTATATAGAAAACCTTAAAAGTTTAGATAAAATTAGCAAAGAGCGTTTATTATACGGTAACTGGGAATATAACAACAATGATTTGGCCCTTATTGAGTATGATGCAATTTTAGACTTATATAGCAATGAACACGTAAAGAGTGGTAATAAGTATATAACTGCGGATATTGCTCGTTATGGTTCGGATAAGACCGTAATAGGAATATGGGATGGCTTTATATGTAAAGAGGTTATTATTAAAAGTAAACTAAACGTAAAAGAGGTATCAGATTTGATAAAGTCAATAGCTATAACAAATAATATTCCTATGAGTTCAATAGTGGTCGATTCTGACGGGGTGGGTGGGGGTGTAGCGGATAATCTTAACTGCAAAAATTTTATTAATAATGCTAAGGCTATAAAAGGTAACTATCAAAACCTAAAAGCTGAATGTTATTATATGCTATCCGAAAAAATTAATGCAAGGGATATGTATGTTATTTGTTCCGATATTAATACCAAAAAGCTACTTAATGAGGAGTTAGAATATGTTTGGAGGCATAATGCTGATAAAGACGGCAAATTGGCTATAATGCCTAAAGATAAAGTAAAAGAAAAACTAGGGAGAAGTCCCGATATTTCAGATATGTTAATGTTTAGAATGTATTTTGAATTGAAGCATACAGACTTCTTTGTTATATAGCATGCTAAAATTTTTAGCAAAAAAAATAGTATATTTGTTGTAAATTCTTATTTATGAATATATTTCAAAAAGCAATAAACTCAATTTTTGGGGAAAATGTAACTAACAAATTAAATAAGGCTATCTATCAGTTATTTAATGGTTATTTTTTCACACTAGCTAGAAACAAAGAAACCTACGTCAAAGAAGGGTATCAAAAAAATATAAGTGTTTATTCAGCTGTTAAGTTAATTGCGGGTAAGGCTGCAAACGCAAAATTCTATGCATATACTTATGAGGGCGATAAGATTAAAAAATTACCTGAAACGCATTATGCTAATAAAATCCTAAAAAAGCCTAATGAAATACAAAGACAACAGCAATTTGTAGAAGCAGGTGTAAGTTGGTTGCAAATTACAGGCGATATATATATTTATAAACTTAAATATGTTACAGGGCAAGATAAAGGCAAAATTAACAAAGCATACTATTTACCTGCTCAATATGTAGAAATAATAGGAGGTGGAATAGCCGAACCTATAACTGGTTACAGAATGACAATAGGCGACCAAAGTGTTGTTTTTTCAAAAGACGAGGTAATACACTTATCTTATTTCAATCCTAACTACGGCATAGATGGTCAACAATTATACGGGCAAAGTCCATTAGAAGCTGCGTTAAATACTGTACAATCAAGCAATGAGGGTACAAATGCTAAAATTAAATCGTTTTTAAATGGTGGTGTTCATGGTTTATTGACAAGTGCCGACAAAGACCAAAACATTTCAGTTGAGCAAATGAGCCAAGTACAGGAAATGATTCATCAAAAAATTAGCGGTTCAAATAACTCAAAAGGAATAACAGCTACTCCTGCAATGTTAAACTACCAACAGATTGGCATGAGTCCTGCTGATTTGGAAATAATAAAATCTATTCAATTTGACGAGGAAATGATTTTAAAAGCGTTTGGTATTGACCCCATATTGTTTTCAAAAGATTCAGCAAGTTATAACAACAAAAAGGAAGCATCAAAAACATTAGTATATAATGTTATTGTTCCTATACTTAACTTATTATGTGATTTTTATACAGAGTTGTTTGAAGACCAGAATGTTTATATTGGTTATGATATTTCACATTTCGAGGAAACACAACAGGACTTAAAAACACAAGTTGAAGCATTAGAGAAAGCGTGGTGGGTTACTCCTAACGAAAAGAGAATGAAAATGGATATGGAGTTAAGCAAAGACATATTAATGGATAAAATTTATATTCCTAGTTCATTTGTACCAATTGACGAAGTAAGCGTACCACTTGACGTTACTTTGAAAAATTACGATTATGATAAATAAAGATGTTGAAAGACTATCAAAAGAATGGGAAACATTTGCTGAAAAACTTTATTTATTAGGCTTTAAAAAGTTCTCTCAGGCTTTAAATAAGTCAATACAGCCGTTACTAGATTTTATTGAAACAACAGGCGTCTATCCTAGTGAATTAGCTAATTTATTAGTTACTGAAATACCTATTGCCACTGCGATGAATGAGTTTGTGCCATTGGTTGCAGATAGAACAGCTAAAAACTTTTATAAATCTTATTTAAAATTTTTACCTGATAGTACAAGCGTATCGGTTGGTTTTTCAAGTGAAGCGTTTACTATTGGAATGAATGAATACCTATCAAGTGTTGGAGCAAAACATATTACAGAAATTACAGAAACGACTAGAAAATTAGTAAACCAAGCGTTTAAAGATTCTTTACAAAATGGAGAAACCACAGCACAATTAGTTAAAAGAATTCAAAAATATACAAACGTCGGTAAAAGCAGAGCGATGTTAATTTCTCGAACAGAAACTTTAATGAGTAGTGCTAGGGCAAAAGATTTACAAGCACAGGAATATCCATATGAAATGGACGTTCTTTGGATTCACGATGCACCAAAAGAACCTAGAAGTTGGCATGTAAAACTAAATAGACAAGTAAGGCAAGGCGATAAATTTAAAGTAGTAAGTCCTGAAAGTACTACATTTATGAAATACCCAGGCGATTCTTCGGGCGGTGCTATAAATAACTGTAATTGTAAATGTACACACATTTATAAAATTAAAACAGACGAAGAGGGCAATCCAATCAGTATATGAAAGTACTATTCATAACTTGTATGTACAATAGACCTAAAATAAGCAAATTGTACTTACTAGGTTTAAAAAGGTTAAATCAAATTTACCCATTAGATGTTATTGTTTATTGCTCGGACCAAGAAAGCATTAAGTTATGTGAAGAGTTTGGAGTTAAACACTACTTTTATAAGAATTTACCTTTAGGCGAAAAGCACAACGATTTATTTAATCAAGCTATTCAATTTGATGCTGATTATATTATCCATTCAGGCGATGACAACGTAATGAGTAATGAATTATACTTGTTATACTTAGAGGAATTTAAAAAGGATAAAGAATACATAAAAACAACAGGCTTATATTTTTACAAAAGTGGCAAAGTGTTGGAATTTCATCCGAAAAATACATTTGGTGCATTTAGAGCGTTTAAAGTATCAATGTTAAAAGATTTAGTTAGCAACTCAGTTACTTTTACTGATAATGTTTTAATAGGTGGCAAAACTTACGAGCAAGGCTATTATCATAAATTGCCTAATTATAAAAGCGAATATTACAAAGAAAAAAACAAAGTAGGCAATGTTACAAAGCTAAGTTTAGAATTATACAGCAATGATATAAATGTTGGCTTGGATTTCTCAAGTGAAAG